ACTGTTTAACCACGAACTCGGCTTGTTGTCGAAACCGGCTGTCGGTGCGTAATACGCGGCACTGTCTGTGCCCAATCCGCCACCACGACCCGTAAAGCGCTTCTTCAAACCCTTTCCGAATTTCTTCGCACCCTTGTAGCCGTTTCTAAATTTCTTAGTTAAACTGTTTCTCAATTTGTAGACGTTTCTCATTGAGAACTTGCCACCCCGACCCGTAAAGCGCTTTTTCAAGCTCTTTGTAAGTTTCTTCAGCCCAGCTAGACTGGGTGTAAACTTCTTGAGTCCCTTGAGATTACGCGAAAATCTCTTCTTGATTCCGTAGACGTTTCTCATTGAGAAACCACCCATCTGCTTATTTAGTGGATTGTGTACAGCTCCTTCACACGGAATTCTCTGTACTGTGGGAATACCACCTGCCCAAGGCGCGGCAGAGCCAGGAAGCGGCTCGGCGAGATCAAATGAATATCTGCCACCAGACTGATTTGCAACAAGTTCCTCATCCATCAATGTATTATTGTTAGCTAAGGCACCTGTGCCATTTATTTGATTCTCATCATAACCACCTCTCATATTACGCCTGCGACCACCACTCAGTCCAGGCAAACCTTTACTAGAATATGAAGAGATGTAGCCAGGCGGCTGTTGGGCGCGGCAATCACCTATAGGCGTATTTACTTGCCCGTAGTTACTTACGCCAGGTATAGTCTGTCCCGTAAAACCCCAGCCGCCACCTGAATAACGATTGTATTTTCTTGTGCTACGTCTTACCATTTTCTATTTAGAAGCTAGAAAGAAAATAAGAGGATTAAGTATGGATATAGACACTTTTGATCTTTTTGGAGAAGAAATATATTGTAGTGTTTGCTTAGAAAACATAATAGAAGGTGAACGCACATTATTTATCAAGAAATGCCAACATGGGTTTCATCAAAAATGTTTAGATCCGTGGCTTGGAAATAATGAGTCGTGTCCTAATTGTCGAAGTGTAATACATATTGAAATGCCTATATCAGAAATGGATCGTGTTCTTATTTCTTGGATGCTCTGCGATTGGATTCTCCAAACATATCCAAATAAATTGAGCTTTTATGCCAAGAAGAATGCTTTACGCACATTTATACAGGGGTTTCGGTGGAATAATGTTCGTCCTTATCCTATTGATCTTGCAAGTCTATCTTCTCTTCGCCGTATGAAGGCTCAATTAAAAGAAAAACAACGGGAACTTACAGTAGAGCCTAATCCTCTTCAGTTCCTAACCATACGCCGGAACGTACGACTTCGCGAGATTTCTGAACAGGTTGCCGCGCAACTTCAGCAGTTTTCGCAGTTGCATTAGCAACGACAGTTGCATTAGCAACGGCAGCTACATTTGTAGCGACAGTTGCATTAGCAACAAGCGCAATCTTAAATAGATGAGCTTTATGTATAAGGACTTTCTCCAACGGTATCCCACTGATTTCATAACACTCAAATTCTTCATTCCAGTCTACAAAGACCGGCAACGATGAATTCTTTTTAATTGCGAGTCTTACCAGAGTGCTCATTTGATCCGACTGAATTGCTGCCTCTCCAATATGAACCTTGTCATAACTAAACAGATCATATGTGTCTGGAAGTCCTTGTATGTTCTTTGCAATGGCAACAAGTTGTGAGGGCTTTTCCTCAACGACGGGTCTAGCAGTTGTCGCTGGCTGTACTTGACCTTGCATTTGCATTTGCATTGGTCTTTGCAATTGTTCTTGCCCCTGAATATGTAACTTGTGAAAGAAACGACGACGCTGCGGCGCTTCAGGTACAAAATCAATACTCCAAAATTCGTCTTTCTGTATAAGTTCAGGAAGTTCGGCTAAGGCGTGGAGTTTTGCCAAATGGATTTTTACACCTGATATACGCTCATCACGTACACACAGACTATGAAAAAATGTATTTAATAGAGAAAAACGTTTGGAGAACGACTGATCTGCAACCGACTTACCTCTCCAGGCATAACAGTCCTCAAACACCAGATTTCCTCCATCCAGTGTTCCAATAAAGACTGTGCCTTGAAATAATGAAGTATCGACACGTAGGCGCAAAAAAACACCCTGATCAACACGACCATTGATGAACATAATTGGCTGTTGCGGAAAAAAGCAGATATAACCTGGATCTGTTCTACCTTCATTCGCAATCAGTACCATTTTTTCTGTAGACAGAAACGGCTCTGACTTCTCGATGTAGAGCGAGTGCCTAATTGCACTATTGGGCACGCTTCTCTCCAAGACTCGCTTTGCTGCGTCTAGGAGAGCAGGTGGAACCCGCTTGACTTGCTGAGATATGGGCTTTCTCTGTGCCATCTTCTATACTACTATGGTGCTGGGGGTTTAGGTTAAAATGTTGAATAATTGGGATTCTCACCGGCGTCGTTAGCAAAGATACCACCATCTACAAACTCGCCACCATTCTGAGCAAAGTCCGGTGAAAAGTTTTGAACCGACTGCGGTGTTGTAGGTCCAGGGAGACCCGCGACACCCGAGGCAGTCGAGATACTTGTATTATCAGGTGTCGGCGCAGGACCAAAAAACCTCTCCGGATGACGTAAATTCTCCTTCATATTGCTACTTCCGTAAGTCTCGTCATAGGGATCTTTATCTACAGGACCCGGGAGTCTTTCACTCGCTAATACTCTTGGCAGCGGCATCTGATTTGGTGTTCCAGGACCTTGCCTCCCCAGGTCCGAGGGTGCAGGACCGCCAGGGCTGACCACGCGTTCTTCTTCTTCCGAAACTTGCTGAACCACGGGATTCGCCGGTCCAGGCACTTCAAACTTCTCAAAGATATAATACTGGGCAAACAAATAACCAATAAACAAAAGAACTGTAATTCCAACAGCGAAGAGAGTTTTGTTGAACATTCTCTATCTGAACATCGGTGGGAAAAAGGTTAAAGGAATTATACTCTCTTAGATAGGATGGACGCGGATTCACTTGTAACTTTCGTATTGGAACAAACAGCAAAAAAATCGTGGGATTCTGAGACTGTATTGCGGGTTGGTGTTGAAGTGGCGATGAAGGTAAATCAAATAAAGGGACTCAAGGGTGCCGAGAAGAAGAAGTTGGTTTTGGATATTATTGAGAAGGCGATGCTGAAGTGTGAGGAGAAAGAGAAGGTTGGAATGACTGAGACGACTGAAGTGACAAAGCGCTGGTTACAGCTTCGGACTACCGTAAATGCAGTGTTGCCGGTATCTCTTGATTTGGTTGTTTTGGCAGCGCGTGGTGGCTTCGATTTCAAGAAGCTGACATCGAGGACGTGGCTACAGTATTGCTGCTGCTTTTTGAAGTCGGCGGTAGACGTTGCTGTCTCTGTCCCTGCCTTGAAGAAGGCGGAGGAGACGCTGGTTGTAATGGTTGACCTCTCGGGACAGCGCCAGGTGCTCGTTGCGGCTGTTGATCTTTCCGGGGTACCGGTTGATCTCTCTGGGGTAAAGGTATCCTTGACACCTGTTCCATCGGAGAACGTGAAGGAGTGGTCTGTTGCAGCTGCTGCAGTTGCCAGCCCGGAATCAGTAGTTCTCCCGACTGTCGTCGAAAAAGAGGAAACTCCTCAATCTGAAAATAAGACTTAGGTGTGTAAAATTCATTTGCAATACAAAGCGTTTCTTCTAGATCGTTCCGATCTTGAAGAAAGGCTCCTTGCCATTCCGTTGAGCCATCCACCCGTTCAATTAAAAATCCTATGAAATCTCCCCCGTCGTAAATAATCAGTTTTTCATTAAATTCAACCGAATCTGTATTTGTAGGTATCCACGTTCTCCGCAGTAAAGTATCCTCCATTATCCCTAAAGTTAAAACTTGAATGGAGTTTAAGCGAGGATCGCCACTATACAAGGAGAATGGCAACAGCAAAATTCAGTGGATTGCTTCTAACCAGTAATGGCGGTGTAAAACAAATCAAGATCACTCCACAGGTAGCCAGCGACGGTGTCACGCTACAGGATCTTCAAAAACAACTGAAGAAGAAGGATCTACCTGAGCAGTTTGGCACCTACAATTATAAGTCTAAGCGCATCTATATGTTCGGGTATCAGCAAGGAAAAGCAGGACAAGAGAATAAGCACGACCTGCCACCGCCACACGATTCACTTCTTCTCTTTGGTGACATTGTAGTACTTCTCTGTGAAAAGGGATCGTCATTTGTAAGCCCTTTGCCTTTCAAGCCTGAAGATTATGAAGTCTTCTACAATGAAGCTTACGGTGGATTTGAATCACTCGGCGATGAAGAGGAAGATGAAGAGGAAGATGAAGAGGACCTCGATGAAAATGTAGAAGATGATGTTGTTGATGTAGCCGCTGACACGGTAAAGGAGAAACCTATTGATGTTGTTGAAGAAGAGGAGGAAGAAGAGGATACAGAGGATGCTGATGATGATGCTGATGCTGAGGAAGAGGCAGAAGATGCAGATGCAGATGCAGATCTCCCTGCAGATGAAGTTGAAGTTGAAGATCCTAATCCAGCCAAGACGCGCTCAAAGAAGAAGAAGGCAGCCGAGGCGCAAAACACAATGCTCTTTGGTCAGCAAAAGGGAATGTCCTCACAGCATTACTTTGATGGACTGCGCAAGATTGAAGCGCATCTAAAAAAGACGGAGGTGGCGGCAGATGTCGGCATTAGAAAGAAGATGCTGGAAAAACTTGTGACCTATTTCAAGAAACGACTAACAAAGGATACCGTCGTCAGATTGGAACAACTTCTCTACATTTCGCTCATCGATGAAGTCAAGAAACTTAATATTGTTCCCGACTGGAAGAATCCTCAGTTCAAGAATCAGTATTCCCGGAAAATCAGGCATATCTGCCTGAATCTTCACCCTGACACTTATATTCAGAATAAGGGACTCTATGATCGTCTACAAAAGAAGGAATTCACCCTGGAAGAAGTCACAAATTTTACAGAGACGGAACTCTTTCCTGAGCGGAACAAGGAACTTGCAGAGAAAATGTTCCAGAGAGAGCAGCGGCTCATGGAAGGTAACAAGTCGGCTGCCACTGACCAGTTCCATTGCCCGCGCTGCCACAAGAGACAGTGTACATATTATGAACTCCAGACACGGTCGGCAGATGAGCCGATGACCGTGTTTATCCAGTGTGTAAACTGCAGAAAGCGCTGGACTCAGTAGTCGAAGACTCAGTAGTGAAGGTCAATAAATCATCCCGACACTAAGTAAGGAGGTGTTGCTACCATGTCAACTTTGTACGATCGTCGTCTTTTAGTTCTTTTATTAAAAAACTACAGTCATGGGCGTCGCGCCTTCACAGAAGGTTGTCGAATTTCTAAAATGCTCCTAACTACTAGAGGAAAGTGCTATGAAGAAAGCACATATACAAAAAAATATAACATACAAACACAAACACAAGGAAAACAACTCTCTTACACGAAAACAACACCTCCCTATGAATGTGTGTAGAGATGATTTTTACAGATGTGTAAATGGTCAGTGGCTTAACCATGTGAAAATGCCACCCTATTTATCCGCCTTTGGTATCAGTGAAGAAGTTGAAAAGAGAGTAGAAACTCAACTTTTTTCAATTGTACGCACATGTAAAGAACCAACGATTTGCGCTCTTGCTACATCGGCGATTAGACGACAAAATAGTATCGAAACTGTAAAAGATCTTTTAAATAAGATTAACAGTATAGGCGACAAAAATGATGTCGCCTCCACACTGGGGCTCCTCTGTAAATATAAGATTGGAAACTTATTCAGTTTAGAAGGACGGTATTATTTTGGAAATGGCGGACAATTTACACTCCATATTGATCGCGGGTCAATTGGTCTTCCTAATCGCAAATATTATGAACAACGAACGCCCTTCAGTCATTACAAAGACTTTTTGGACAAAGTCGGCGCGTTTTTTTCCATCAAGCATCTGTCATCTATTGTAAATCTTGAACATGACGTTGCTCCCTACATTTTAGCGATGCAGGAAAATGAAAAGGAATCGTACGTAGACACCTCGGAAATCGCACATAAATACAAAGATATACCCTGGTCTGCTCTTTTTAGCGCCTACGGCTTTAATGAGAAACACGTTGTTATTTCGTCTCATGAATGGTTACATATCGTCAATGGAATGTTTAAACGTTTAACTATTGACATGTGGAAACTTGTTTTTTCATCCGAGGTCATTTTACATTTTATACCCTATTTGTCCAGTCCTTTGGACACGTATTATTTTGAGTTTTATCGCAAGGAACTCAGAGGGCAGATGACAAAGCTTCCTTTGCGCTATACTGTCTTGGAAATCTTGACAATGTGGGCTACGCCGTTCATGTCCAAGGCGTATGTCAAACGATTTTTGACGCCGTCTTTTAAGGCGTTAGCATTGTCGTTCGCTGAAGAAATACGAGACGCAGCGTGTAAGCGGATGGAAACAGTGGAATGGCTACAACCGAGTACAAGGGACAAGGCGGCAAAAAAGATAAAAGCAATGCGCCTCTCGATCGCGTATCCTGATGAGTTTGCAGACCTCAAAGCGCCAGCGCTAAGTAAGAATAATCTGATTGATAATCTGATTGCTATGGGCGAGTGGCGATCTGACTATGAGCTCGGTCGCCTCGGTACTTCACGTGATGATCAGAAGGACTGGGATGACCCTGTGTATGCCGTCAATGGCTACTATTATTCAGAGGCAAATGAGCTTGTGATACCGTCCGGTTCTCTCTTGGAGCCATTTTTTAGTGAGTGTAGACCGCTCGGATGGAATTACGGTGCGGTCGGCGCAATCATTGGGCACGAGATGACTCATGCATTTGATGAGGAAGGCTGTGAATACGACGAAAAAAATCAGAAGAAGAAATGGTGGTCTCCGACCGATACACGAAACTATGAGAAAATTACACGGCATCTTGTAAAAATGTTTAATGAACACAGCTTGATGCACAAACACATTGACGGTCGGTTGACGCTGAGTGAAAATATTGCGGATCTGGGTGGTCTTGCGATCG